CGCCTGTAGTATATAACTGCGCGCGCGTTCCGAATTGTTGCGTATAAGTTCCGCGCGGCAATTTAATATACTGCGCCCCTTGTCGCGCTACGGCGCTAATATTAAAAGAACTTGTAGCCGTACCCGTGACAGTAAAAGAACCGTTACCGTTATCGTGCAAGGTAATACCGTTAATAGTTTGATCCTGATAGTATAAAGATCCGTTATAAAGGTTCTTAGAAGCGTCAAGGCTTCGCAAGTTGTAAACGGTTTGCGTTGCTTCGGCTATCATGTCAAGTACTTCGCGTTGTGTTTCTGTTCCGTCAAGGTTTGCCCCATCGGGATAATTAAGCGCAAAAGCGCGCGCCGCGCTAGGGTCTACCAATACACCCGCGCCAATTCCTGCGGCTATGTATTCGGCGTACTGTTTAATATTGTAAGGCGTTTCCGCATTTAGTTCTGCTGTAGTATGTTCGGCTAGCGCGTTCAATGCGTCATAAGCGGTAATACTTAGTGCGTTCGTGTTTTCGTCCCTGTTCACCTCTGTAACGGTAAAAGCGGCGTAAGGGTGTACCGCGCTAGACCCTGCAACAAGCGTAATAACGATAGTATTACCCGCCGCCACGTTAATACTGCGTCTTAGATCTATCAACTTAACATTAAGACGGGCGCAAACGCCATAACCAAAAAATCGCCCTGCGCCAACGCGCGAAACTTCAAAAGATTTAAGCGCGTCCGCTTGCGTAAAAGTATCAAGCAAGGTAGCCCCATCATATAGGGCTACCATAGCGTTAATATGGCGTATAGGCTTATCTAATTCGGTTTGTGCTGTCGGGTTGTTAATCATACTAAAACCCCTTTACAACTCGGTAAAAGTCACGCTAAAGCCTTCTACAAGCGTTTTAGCGCTTTGAATAGTGTAATAGTTTGTTGCAACCTTCGGCGCTATACAATTAGCCGTTTCAAGTACGCCGCTACGTGGTTCGCGGTACTGAATTGTAACGGCTAAATCGTTCAACTGCGCCAAAAGGGTTTGCAGTTGTGCGCCTGTCATAATAATAAAATCTACTTTAATAGATCGCTTCGCGTTAATGTAGTCTATAACGGTATCGCCTGCGGCATTTGTTTGCGCGTTGTAGTTGTGTGCGCGCGTCACCTGCAAGCCTTTAGCCTTTACAAGCCCGCTAAAATCTACGTTATTAATCTTAAAATAAGCCATTACGCCCCCTAAATAAGTTGCAAGCCCAATCGGCCTGTTTGTTTTGTAAGGCTGTTAATACTGTCTACACTAGCGCGGGCAAATTCGCGCCCGTCTATCTGTAGCACAATATCACGCCCACCGCCGCTTAATCGCTCGGCTATCCTGTCCAGCCATTCGGTGTTGCGTTCCAATGGGACTACCGCTTCCGCGCCTGCCTCGCCAATGCCTGCAAGCCCTGAACCTGCGCTAAAGATAGTAGGGCTATCAAATACGCCACCTTTGGCATACCATGAAATACCAAAATTAGGTACACTAGGCGGCATAAGTGAGAAACTGCCACTAATTGAAATATGCGGCAATTTCAAGTGCGGCAAACTCCACGAAAAATTAAAAAAGTCTTTGATCTTGTCTATAGCGCCTTTTACAACGTCACGCGCCGCGTTAATTTTGTCGCTAATAGCCTGTTTAATGCTATTAAAAACACTTGAAACGCTAGAAACAAGGCCGCTAAAAGATAAGAAGTTTTTAACCTTATCCACCGCGTTACTTACAAACTCTTTAGCCGCTTCTATACGGTCTTTAATGCCCTGTTTGATACCGTCAAACGTTGCTAACGCCTTATCTTTTGCCGCTTGTACCTTTTCGCTAATAGCAGTTTTAATCGCTTCAAACTTTGTTTTTAGGTCTTCAACCATAAGGCTAATGGCTTCTTTAATGCCGTCCGCTACTTCTAATACGGTTGCTTTGATCTCTTCCCAATGAGTAATGCACAAAACAATAATGGCAATAACCGCCGCGATCGCCGCCGCTATTGCGATATATGGCAAAATCGCTAAAGCCATAGCCGCCGCCTGTGCGGCATATACGGCAATAAGCGCGCCTACGCTTGCGACTTCTGCCGCCGCCATAGCGGTTTTGATACCTGCAACGATATTGTACGCGGTAATAGCCGCCGTAACTATTCCAATAGCAACACCCATAGCAATAACCGCGCCCGTATGCTCTTGAACCCAGTTAATAATATCTTTAACTGTCTGTAAAGCCGTGTCCAACGCTTCTTGCAACGCGGGTAGCACTTCGCGCATAGCGTCTACCACGGTTTGCATAGCCGCGCCCGCTTCGGGGCTTATTTCGCTAATAGCGGCGGGCAAACTCTTAATTACTTCTTTTGCTACAGGTATAACGTTTTTGATAACGCTAGAAGCGCTAGATACTACGTTGCCCACAAGCGTAGGTATATCGGCTTCGCTATCTGCAAGGCCTACCATAAAATTTTCCCATGCCGCTTTTGTCATGGCAATACTACCGCTAATAGTTGTTTGGCCTTCTAATAACGTTGTATTGGCTATGCCCTGTTCTACTTGTACTTCATGGATCGCGGTAAGCATATCCGCAAAACTATCAATAGACAGGTTAGCCGCTTCGCCGTTAGCGGCGCGCAATTCGTTCGCCTTGTCTATAAGGGCTTGCATACCTTCTTTTGTGCCAGCGTAGCCCAATCGCAAATTATCAAGCATGGTAAAATTGCCACGGGCTAAACCTTGTATAGCGTTTTGTACGTCTTCGATATTACTACCAAACGTGTTAACATTGTCGCTAATATCGCGTATTGCCATATCAGCAATTCGCGCGGCTTCGGCGGTATCGCCGTCAAGGCTGTTAATAAGGCTAGCGCTAAATAACGTTACCTGTTGCATATATTCATTAGCGCTAATACCCGCGGTGCGGTATGCAACTTGTGCATTTTGCATAATTTCGTTAGAAGCGTCACCAAACAACTTTTTAACGCCGCCCGCTAACTGCTCATAATCGGCGTACGCTTTCACGCTAGCCGCTACGGTTGCGGCAATAGCAGTAGACAGCGCCGTAATTGCTTTTACTGCTACTTGTACGCCCTTTTCTATTGCTTTTCCTAGGCCGTCACCTAGTTTTTTTAAGTTCTTATCAGCGTCCGCGCCTGCCTTCTTTACCTGTTCGCTGAATTTTTCAACTTGCGCGCGGGCTTCCTGTACGCCTTTTTTAAGTTTGCTTGTTTCGGCTTCAATAATAACTTTTAGTTTTTCGTCCATTAGTCCCCCTTTCGGTTTGCTAATCGCTCATTGTGCGCTTGTGCGAATTGAATAAAACGCGCCGCAAATAGTTCCGCTTCACGATCTGCGCGGCGCTGTCTTTCTTCGGGCGTGTCGAATAGTTCCGCGTATGCTTCTTCAAGCGTTGGCACTTTGTTGCGCCTATCTTGTGTAGCCGCAAAAGCCGCCCCAATAATTCGCGCTTGCATATAATCAAAGGTTGCGCGTTCTTTTCTGTCGCGTTCTATTTGTCTTTTCCTGCTTTGAAAATAGTGTATAAGTTCCGCTAACGTCATGCGCCAAAATTCGCGTTCGCTTAGTCCTAGATCCATAGCGCTATTAAGCCAATTCGGAATTAAGGCGGTAAAATTGCGGGGGCTGTCTTCGCCCCCGTCTTCTAGTTTTTTGCTTCGCCACCTTCAAGCAAGCCCGAAACGCGGTAAATTTCAATCATTACGCTAACAAAGTCGCTAGGCGTGTGGCCTGCCTGCAAATATTCATCAAATACGTGGTAGGTTTTTTCCATCGTCATACCGTGGTGCTGATCCTGTAAAGCCGCATGAAGTACGGCGCACATATCTGTTACGCGCGGCAATTCACCATCAGAAAATACCATAAGCGGGTTCTTGCCCAATACCGCTTCAAGTTGGATAATTGCACGGGTAGTAAGTCGCAATTTATAGACCTGTTCGCCTGCTTCAAATTCGTAATACATTGTTTCACCTTTCTACTTAAAAGGCGGCAAGGCATAGCGCCCGCCGCCCATATTGCTTGCTTGTATGTCGCTTATATTATGCCCATGCAATAGCACTATTAGGCGTAATGGAAAGAACGTAGGTAAACAATTCGTTAACGCCTTTACCGTCCAACTTTACGGAACATTCGCCCGTAAACGTTGCTTTGGTAGTACCATCGGGCATAGTGATCTGCCAATACTGAATACCAGTAAGGCCATTAAGCGTAGTAAATTGGGTTTTCTCATACAAAAAACCAAAGTCCAAACTATCGCCGTAGTTTTCAAGGCCACCCGTAAAAGTATGTGCGCCCGAACTCATAACGGTGTCTTCCAAAGTGTCCTTAGTTGCGCCCAAGTCGGGGAAACTTTGCAGATTAGTAAGATCGGTATAAGTCGAACCCGTAGAAGTAGCCTTGTAGCCCAACTTAAAACCTTTAGTAAGAATACCAGCCATAGGATTAACCCCCTTTATACTGTTTCTAGTGCTTTGCCGTCATAGGTTAGCACCTTTTGAATAATGCTTGTTTGGTTGTCGCTTAGTTCCGCGCTAGAAGTGCGCGTAAAACCTAAAGCCTTCATTTTAGTGTCAATAGCGGCGGCGTATTGCTGTATTTCTGCAACGGTTTTAGCCCATACCTTCACTTGGTACGATATAACCGAATATCGTAGCGTATCGCCTTCGGCTTCGCTGTAATTGGTCAATTCCATATATGAAATACAAGGCAAGGCCGCGCCGCTAGTTAGTTGCATTTCATAATGCACGGGCAAAATAGTATTTAATGCCATTACTAATTGGCTATGATAGTTATACATCTTTCACCGCGTCCCTTAATATTTCTATTACCTCGTGCCTATTTTCTTTAAGTGCAGGCCTTAAAAACGGGTAAGGGTGCGCACCAAAAAACGGATACCACTCTTTACCTTCTTCGTCTGTAAAGCCCCAAGGTACATCTTTACGCCCGTTGCCTTTTTCTGCAAATAAGCCCGTGCCATATTCTACATAAGGGGCATAGAAAACAGGATTAAATACAGTGCATACAGTACCCGCCGCGTTAACTTTGTACTGAATACCGCGCGCAAGTTCGCCCGTGCGCCCTTTGTGGCATTTCTGCTTTGCTGAACGTTCTACAAGCGCGCCCGCTTCGCCTAATGCCGTGCGCATTGTTGCGGGGTCTGCAAGGCTCTTAAATCGTTGACTTAAATGGTTAATTCCGTCTATGTCTACCGTAATAGGCATTACAATGCGCCCCCCGCTTTTAAAAAGGACTGTTTAAGCGATCCGCGCGCCATAGTAT